ACCATTGATGTTGTTGTATCTGGCGGATGAGTTCATGGGTGAGACCTTGTACATCAGTCCATGTCAGTGGCATTGTTTTCATTCTTCAACTCCGAAATGTTGTTTGAATCTATCTCTATAAAGTTGTTTTGCGTGTTCTAAGAAAGTCCTATACAAATTATTTTCATAATCTTCATTACTCATAAAACTCAAAGGATCTATAGCGGCTATGAGATGAACATCGGAAGAATACTTGATGCCTTGTATTTGTCTAACACAATGCATTGTAGGCTAGTCTCAGTTATCGGTCAACCGGAACACAACTGGCAGTGATTTCTTTGACCTCAGGTCGTTGCTGATGTTTTTTCGCCCGTTGCCTTGAGACCCCCACGCAGCTAGCAAGGTCGTGGAATCCCTTGCGTTCCACGATTTCGTTGCCGTCGGAGGCAAACAGTGTGACAGTAAGTATCCAGATTGTGTTCATAGCATTATATATTTCTCTGCAGTCGAGACTGTTCATAAGTATTTCTGTGACCGATCTTTATCATCAAATTTACAACAATGAAATCTTTCAGTTGAGTCGATGCATCTGGCAAGAAAACTCTATTTTGGATTTTTTGCGCACTGTGTTGATCAGTCAGGGCTATGTCTCCATAGACTCCGGCAACAAAGTCTGGAAACGCAAACATCGCACTGTAGCTATTTGTCTGGTCGATGATTATACCACCTGTGCTCAGTACCCCGGGGAAACAGTGTCCCGCATGTTTGATCGTGACACTGTAGTAGTCACGGACAATTATGTGCTGTGCCCCACTAGATATTCGGTACTGACCTTGCCCAAGAGCTTTGTTGGAATCTATGCTCACAGTGCTCCGTTGAGATCATGGAATCCACAGAGAAGATTTACCTTTGCAGTCAATCGAATTGACATCAAGCGTATGTTATTGCTGTTGGAAATTGTCCGCAGTTCTTATACGCTTTATGCAGATCCGACCAATCTTGATTTTATCAATTTCAATTGCTGGGCCTGGGAAGGAGACAATTCCACCCAGTCGGGATTGCAACAGAATTTCCAAAACATATGGAATCAACTAGAACCGCACCATGTGAAACTCTATGAAGAATACCATGGCAAATTGATCGATTGCATGCCGTTGCGCAATCATGACATGACCTTAGAGGAAAGCTATCATGCCAGTGGTATGAATGTGGTCATTGAAACTTACAGCGGAGAGTCAGTGATCGCACTGAGCGAAAAAACGTTTGCGGCACTGTGCAGTGCTGCACCATGGGCTCTGTATGCAGGCCGATACGCAGTGAGTTATCTTGCCAGTCTGGGATTTGATACTCTGGTCGATCTGTTCGCCCATCAGTATGACGGATTGGTTGAAAATGGAACCTTTTCGGAAGGCGACAGGATAATCGAATTTGTTTGTGAGTCTCGTCTGCAGGCACACAATATACAATCAGCAAATCGCGATCGAACCAGTTGGCGATTACAACAGGCTGCGGAGCACAATCGTCGACGATTGTACGAGTTCAGAACCCAATGGGCACAAGATTTTGCCCAATGGTTGCCTCAGTTTGTCGCTGCGATCGGCTAGTGCATGGACACGATTCAACAGTTGTTGGGCAGCAACTATTGCATGTTTTATCACCCTGGCTATCCTGTAGCACAACTGTCACCGGTACAAACTCTAGACCGGGTGATAGTCACGGTAAATTATTGTTTGCAGACACAGGGACGCGATCTTTCCGTGTGGCATCATGGTGCACAGGACGAGATAGCTCGCTTGCTCTGGGTGAACTGGTTTTATCAACAGTTGGCCCAGGAGCCCATACGAAAACCCATTCTAGTGCACGAAGATCACAGCAAATTGATCGTGGACTGCGGCGATACTAGACTCATGGCAGTGAGTCTGCGCGATGCCAATGCTGCAGTGCCGGTTATGATCACTACGCGGTTGGATCAGACTGACCGGTACACTGACTGGATACAAATCTACTGCGCAGCAGATCTCATTTCTCTGCTGGACTTTGATCAGGAAAACTGTCAGATTTTTTATACACCAACTCAGTACGGGTCATCTCATGCAGTGTCGTGGCTGGAAATCAGCGATCCCAGCACTGTGCATCATCTACACGACGTCGGTATGAGACTGAACATGATGCAAAATTATCTTGGCCAGCAATCAGTGGATTTTGTGTTTGGTTGGAAGTGGTGCGTGAGTCGCATTGAGTGGAGTCGGTATCAATGATTGACTATTCTGTGTTTTTTAATCGTGTGTTGACCAAGGCTGGGTTTGATCTCGTGGCCGAATACAATTGTTATAATGTTGGATACGACACAGATCAGGGCTGGCCAATGAAATTGCCCGATGTGGATTTTGGCTCAAATACCTTGTTGCTGTTGCATTTTCAGGATTTTGTTACACGAACTGATCGCGGTGTATTGGAACTGCTGCGTGTGGAACAGCACTATGGTGACCGGGCCGCACAAGTTCTGGTAACCTATTGGCCACACAGACTTCAACATTACTACACAGGGCCTGTGAATCTCATTGAGTTCAACAGTCACGAATATGCCATCATACAGAATTTAAAACAGTGCCAAACAGCATGGTATCCAAGGTTACAAGCGTCGCGGCCAGTGGCCTGGCAGTCGTTGAACGGTCGAAAATGTCCGCATCGTCAACGCGTCTGCAGGGTGTTGTCAACCTGGCCCAACGGAGTGCTGAGTCTCGGAGATTGTGTGTCCCTAGACCAATGGCCATATTCCACCTATCGAGGTGGCACTACCAACGAAGACAACTACCTGCGCCTGATAGAAACATATGGCAGTTGTGCCGTGAATATCGTGACCGAAACACAGTATGATCGGGCACCGGGCATCATAACTGAAAAGACTATATTTGCCATGCTGTCAGAACAGATTCCTGTGATAGTTGGTTATCCAGGCGTCGTGGCAGATTGCCAGGATCTAGGATTCGACATGTTCACTGATGTGGTCGACACTGCCTATGATTATGCACCCAATGACACACGTGTGGAGCTTGCCTTGGAACTCAATCGCAATCTCATATTAGGCCTAAAGGACCTCGATGCTTACCGACTACGGCTCAGGTGCCAGCGTGAATTTTTGCTTGACTACTATCCAAACCTGCTTGAATACAGATTCACCATCGCCGTGGAGTCATTGGCCAGATCGTGGCCCGGTATTAGATAGGAATTTTTCTAGATCCCCGTACAGTGTAAGCATCATGGCCTCTCGACTGCCAAACAGAGATAACTGGACCGGCCTTTTTGTTTGCAAATAGTATGCACAGGTCATGCGTCGATCCAGATCAAGCAAAACCTTGGGTTTTCGTGCCAGGCCAGCATCTAGATCAAAACTGTAAAACTCAACATTGATTTCCAACAGGTACCTATGGGCAAATGCGGTCAGTCTGAGGCCATCGCTGCTGCGCTGATCATACCACCAGGCCTCCTCGACTTCGGCACAGGTCAGATCTTGTTGTTGGGCAACATCTTGTATGATTTTTTTGAATGCGGACCGGTTGGTCACGGGGCGGTCACAGTGGTACCTTGATTGAGTAGTACCACGGTAAACTGATCGGTTTTGAACCGTGCATTGAGCTTGCGAGCAAGATTGTGTGCATGCCCAGGATTGCTGAACGAAACTTTTTTGTATTTGGGACCAGGATACTGTGTGAGCATGTTTCCGATCTTGAGATTGATGGGCTGACCTTGATAAAAAACCGCCCAGATTCCTTCACTGGCCAGCACCTGCTCGGTGCGATAGGTCTGACGATCGGTCTGTTCGATTAAAACTCGTGGCTTGGGTCTGCTCATTCGGAATCTCCGAACATTATTTATGGCAACCTACGAGTCTTGGAACGAGCCCCCTTGTATTTCTATGATCATGGGTTCCGCGGCCGCAGTGTTTTGGTCGCGCAGTTGTTCCAGGGTCAACAGCAGTTTTGTAATATCACTGTGCAGATCCTTGGCATCTCGCAGTGAAATCTGTAGATCACGCTGTCCGCGAGCTTCGGAGGATTTGATACTGTCAATGAATCGATTGATGTGTAAACTCATTGATTGGCCTATAGAAAAGGATCTAACATCGGGGGTTGCCAGCGCGGGGGCAATTGAATTGTTCCTCATTGAATCCTACAGTATACTGCCCGGATGCAGTCATAAATTGTGCTTGATCACTGAATGGATTCACGTGCTTGCTCTCGGTCATGGTATGGTCCCCGGAACGGATATCGTTCCAACACAATGAGTTTGGGATTGCGCTCAATGCGCCAGGTACGATTTTGTTGTATGGCATACCACCCAGCGGCAACCCAACTTTTGCTTTTCGTGGTCTTGGTAAACAGTGGCAGTCGATGGCGCACACTCCACATGGCATTGTGAGCACGGCAACCCGCATCGTATCCATGTACCAGGGTGGGTTTTTGTGGTGTAAATCGTTGCGGAGGAATGAATTCAATTTCAGTATCGCAACGTATCATGGGCATGGTCTTGAAACGACTGACTCGATCTCGTAGTTTGACCACATAACCTTCACCGTCGGCCTCCACTTGACCGATCTTGCGGCCGTCTTCCTTGAGAATCCAAAAACGATTGGCTATCACTGGTTTGGCTTCAATCATGCAACAATCTCCTCTATCAGTGTACCGCTATAGGATTGGTTGAGCCAGCGACCAAACTGTTCGGCGCTGTCACTGCAACGTGTGAGTTCGTAACGACCGCAGAATTTCAGGAAGTGGCTGCCGACCTGGCCGCAGTCTTGTCTGCTGATCTGCTCGCGTATGGCACTGTCCACTGCTTGTTTGATGTCCTGAGGCTGTGCAGTGAGATCAATCAGCACACGGTTGCGTTCATAGTCATCCAGCACACGATGTTCGTTGCCATCGTGGTCAGTCCATCGCTGCAGCATGAGATTGTTCCAGGCATAGCCTCGCTTGTTTTTGTCAGCAAAGGCTTCGCGCAGACCAATTCGATTGCGGGTACTGTGTTCACGCACACCGGGATATGCGCTGAACACATTGTCACTGACATCACCGCGCATGCATTTTTCGAACAACAACCAGGCAGGATCGGGCGTGGTCTTGGGCATATTGGTTTTTTTGTCTAGCACTGGCTCCAAGCGTTCATTGAATATACCCTCTATGGTCAGCAGTTCGTCGGTGATACCATTGAACTGAGTGACATTGGGTGCCAACAGTTGCACAAAGTCGGTGTCGCTGCTGACAATCACATGACTGTCAGCAGGATGCAGCGCGATCCAACGAGCAATGATATCATCTGCTTCGGCAGTAGGATGACGTATTACCGAACAGTTGGTTCGTGTGCGCAGATATTCTGTAAATACAACGTACATTTCCCAAAACAAACGATCTTCCTCGGCTTCGATTTCGGTCAGTGCAGCACGAGCTGCTGCTCGATCCTTTTTGTACGGAGCATAGAAATCCTTGCGCCACGAGCGACCTTCCAGAGCAAAGATCACATGGTCGGGCTGAAAACGCCGAGCCACCTTGTTGATAGCCATGAGTGTGACATGCAGTGCAAATCCGAGTTTGGTCCAGGGATCCGATGCTCGGTGAGCACTGTGTCGTGCCCGGAAAAACATGTTTGCAGTGTCAATTGATAGATATTGCATCGGCGGTATCCAGTAGTTTGTTATCTTTGATATATTGTAATAGAAACTCTGCCCAAAAGCAATGGGCCGCGGGTCCAAAATGCCAACTGTTTGGATTCACCGTTGAGAATCCGGCATGACGTAAAATATAATCATAGGTGCCCCGGTCATTGTAAGGGCTGATATAAAATAGCCCCCAATCATGACGATCTGCGATCGAAGCAAAATGACTGTTGCCATTGAAAAACACATGTGGAATCGATTGCTGTGTTAGTTCCTGATGAAACTGCCAGATCTCTTGGTGCGCTCGTTGAGTGCATTGTTCCCAATCCACCTCGGCCACAAATTTTTTGTACCTTTGTTGATGGTCAGACGGAACATGGTCGATACCTGATGCATTGACTTGCCACCATTGGTCGTTGATCCACCATTCCTGGCGTTCCCACGTGCTCCATTGTATGACCATGAACGTGCGATCCAGCAGGTCAGGGTTGTTGACGATCCAGTCACGAGTGGTACGCATGGTTCTGTAATTGCTGCCGGCGCTTTCGGCATCACAGTGCAGAACGGCGCCCAACCAATTGGCCAGTTTGCATCCGTAACTGGCCCTGAGATTGTCAGGATGAGGCTGACGGCCCAGCTCCCAGTGTATACCGTCATCCTCTGCAAACACATGCGGAGTCACTGATTCGGCCGCGGCCGAATGGCTGTCACCGTTGACATAGAGATGCATGGTCTCTTACTTTTTTTCGGCCGCAGCCACACGCTTTCTCAGGCTGCTGGAACTAAAGCTATGATCTCTAGTATTAAATATCAATTCAATACCACGTTGTATGCATATGTTACGCCCGGTAAATTCACGATCCTGGTATTCTACTCCCAGGATACGCACATCAATGGGCAGAGTCAACAAGATGTCTTCGAGATCTTTTTCGGTCTGGTAGACCACGATTTCGTCCACATAGCGAGTGGCACTGAGCTGTATCTGGCGTTCCACTATGCTCTGCACCGGCGGATTCTTGGAATCGGGACGATCAATGGTGGGATCGGTCTGCAGGCCTGCTATGAGGTAGTCGCAGTGATTGCGAGCTTCGGCCAGCATGGCAATGTGTCCAGCATGCAGCAAATCAAAGGTGCTGAAAGTAATACCTATGGTATTGCCACGATCTTTGAGATCCCGTACTCGATTGAAGATCATGATACCTCACTCCTGCCGTTGCCGATGTCCCGACTTTTGACATAGATACCTGAATTTTGCATGGCCTGATCCTGTTCCCAAGTCTCCATGACCACATGTCGACAGACATTTTGTAACCACTGATCTACCACATCCGAATCGGTTTTCCCT